CTTTAGCTCATTTTTGAAGTCATTCTTAGTTAGAGTTTCACTAAATGGTTTTTTCTTTAACCCTGGAATGATTTCGTTACCTGTGCCAGTTCCTAATCTAAGAACTTTATTTATTTCCAAGATGGAGTCCCAGTCTAAACTCTGGAGGACTTTATCCATCAGCTTTGAATGCTCTTTCTTCATTTTCTTATATATTGAATCAGTCTTTCTCAATAGATTTTAGCTGGACTGAAATCTCTTTAATCCAAGACTCATACTTCTGTGGGTAGAATTTCTTGAGATCTGAAATCTCCCTTTTGGAAATTTCGAACCTCTTTATGACGAAAGCTTCTGCATCCTCATAATCTGAAAAATCTATCTTCTTATCCTCCTTACCTTCTTTCTTCTTAGTCTTTGTAAAGATCCAAGAAGGAGATTTGGAATAATAGTTTGACATTGTCCCGTGCCACCAGTCAACCACGGGTGCGGGAGAAATCTTAGTGTGATTAAATTGGTTGGCTTGAATCGGCCACTGGATGGACATGATTCTGTTGATCATAAAGAAGTTCCGAACCTTGTCGTTCTTACCTACTTCCTCCCAGTCCTTCTTCTTTTTAAAGATTGTTTTTATGACGTCGAATAGTTCCATTAAAAGTTAGCAAAGGGGTCAAATGCCTTAGGAACAGACGGGGTTGTAGCCCACGAGGTTCCTTCTAATATCTTTACTCTGTCTATAGTGATACTCTTTCTAGGAATTTCAATCCCACGAGAAACTTCACCATCACAGTTTGTAATTACAAACTCTGGCATTACACTTCTGTCGAGCCACATTAGAGTGTAGTTTCTCAAAAGATTCTTTGTCACCTTTTCTCTGTTTTCTTTGTTGTCTACATCCTTTAGAATCCTAAGGATGAATCCAGAAACCCAAGATAAGAAGTTTTGGTCTTGGAGCATGTCAATAAATCTGGAATCTTTCCATTCAGATTGATTTAGGGATTCTAGGATCTGCTCTGCTTTCTTAGGAGATACTCCATTGAACTTTCCATTGGGGGTTGGAACATACCAAACTCCAGGAACCGCATCACCTTTATCTCCAGTTAACATCTTATTGAAGACAAAGTCTCTCCTTCTTACTTCTTCTACAGCCACTTTCTTTAGGAACTCTTTAATCTTTTCCTTATCTGGGGAAATTGCAGCTGTCATATCGAAGATAGAAACAGATTCTGTCTTATTGACCCAGTTGTCTTCCCATCCTGGAGGAACTGCTAAGATGTTATTCTTGGAATTATTGTTCCAGATAATGGTCCATCCTCTGTCATTGTGTCTGGCAAGCTGGTGCATGTCCTTATCACCGCTGATAATGATGCAATTTTCTCCAACTGAGTTGAAGTAGTCAGACCAGTAGTAGAGAAGATCATCACCTTCTGCACCCTTTACTTTAGAGAACACAAACCCTTGATTCTCTAGCTGGTGTCCAAACTCTGTCATTAGATCAAAGAAGATTGTCCAGTCAACAGTTTCATCTTTTACCCGGTTGGACTTATATCCGCCATCCTCGATTTCAACGTCTTTCCTCCACGATCTGCTATCTGAGGTGAAGACCAATCTTCCACCTTGGGGGAGCAATTTAAGTCCAGCACACAAGTCCGTAGCAACCTTACGAATGAACATTGCCTGTTCTCCGGGAGTACCAAGAACTTTAGAAGGGTCTTTTGCCCCAAATCCACCGAAGACTCCAAAAGTCTTGTGGAAAATATAGTTTCCGTCTACAAGTATATTAATCATTTTTTGTTATATAAAAATATACGTTCCCGATGTCTCCAATGTCCGTAAAATTTGGATCTTTTATTTCACAATCATAGTCGGTAAAGTTTGCAAAATCTGCAAAATCTGCTTCCAGTCTTCTCTTGACATCGTCGGCATCTCTTCTTCCCTCCAGTCTTTTTCTTCTGGTTTCCTCGTCGATGTTTAGGTAAACAATTGTGGACTCTTCTCTATCTTTCTTCCCCAGCTTTGCTATTCCTCCCGGGGTCATAATGAAAAGATTTGATCTATTAAACTCGTCCATCGAAGTTCCATAAAACCAATTGTTAAAGAAAACCCCCTCGTAAAAGTCTTCTGCCATTTCTACCAGTTTAGAGCTTTCTATGAACCAATAATCTTTTCCGTTTTCTTCACCCTCTCGGATTGGTCGAGTTGTGTGGGATACGCAGTATTTAAATCCTTTCCCTACTAAATTTTTTCTTAGATGATCCTTTCCGGATCCTCCCTTTCCTACTATAATTAATCTTTTTTTCATTTTTTACTTCCAAAAGGTCTGAATTAAAATAATCAGAATGGATAGACCTATGCAAACTCCATTCTTGACCGAAATATCTTCATTTAAAAATACGTGGGTTAAGTAAGTGAATACAAATATTCCCACTGAGAACTGAATTAGCCTATAAGACCAGGCGCTTCCAAAGGACTCCATTCCATACTTTGCTGCAAAGACGAAGGCGAAAGAAACGAAGGATCCAAAGACTAGGACATTAACCCAAAGGTTGTTTCTCATCCATTCAAATCTAGATTGGGCAAACTGTTGAAACCAAGCCCCTGCTTGACCTAGAATAATCAAAACAACAGACAGGATAGCTGTCTTACTCATCGTCTTCTTCCTCTAAAGATTCCTCTACGATTTCTTCGTCTTGTTCCTCCTCTACTCCACTTTCCAGAAATTCAAACTTCTTCAAAGCCCTCTCTAAGTTAGGACAAGTCCAAGCCCATTTTCCAAAGTCTTCGTTAGCAGGAAAGATCTCCCTCTCATTTAATTGGATCCCAAATACAACTTTGGGCTGGTCGACTTTGATCTTAAAGACCTCATAGGCAGCAACATATCCGTCTTCCGAATCTGTTTGTTTATAGATTAGAGCTTTAGTTCCTCTCTTTTCTAGATTATAGAAGAAACCTTTTCTTCTGATTGTTTCTGGTAGTAGTTCCATTAGTCGATTAGTTTTTGGATTTGGAAAAATAGGGAAAGTAGAGAAACTACAGGATCAATTACTGCAGTTCTCTGGGCTTGATGCGAAGCAACCAATACGATAGTAGCAGGGATAATCTTAGCCTTGTCGGGATGATTCTTTACTATCCAGTCGATAAATTCTCCTCCCAATGAAGTCATGACATCGTCAACCTTAGTTGAATATTGGCCAACAAGAACCTGATAATTGTTTACCGGATCTTTAGAAGTCATTAGCATCTTATAAAGGTCCTCGTAAGACCAGTTTGCTTCTTTGACTTTGGCCAAATCGAGCTGGGTTACCCCTTCAATCGACCAGGATTGTATTCTATTTAAAGCTGATCTAAAATCCGGGAAGTAAGATTTTTCGAATGCAGTCAAGGAATCATCATCGATAGAGATTCCAAGTTTTCCTAGAATCAATCTTACTCTAGATCTCCATTCGTCCTTGATTAGTTCTTCTTCTTCTGAGGTCGAAGGGTCAAAATTAATGACCTCAAATCTACTTTGAATTGCATCTGGAACCTTATTGATATAATTGCACGTAGCAACGAACCTCGTGTTGCCTGCGAACTTTTCGATCGTTCCCCTTAGTGCTTTATAGAATTGATCCGAAGCTCCGTCAAACTCGTCTAAAATGACTACCTTCTTAGAAGATTTCCCATCCAATACTGAAATATTGGAACAGAAGTCGTTGATCTTATTTCTGATAGTATCCACCGAACTTTCGTCGGACACGTTAATAAACATGTGAGGAAGATCCTTGGCTAGGATCTTAGCGAGAGTTGTTTTCCCGCATCCTGGGGAACCTGCTAAAAGGACGTTTTGATTTAGCCCTTTGTCTTCAAATAGGACACGGATCCTCGGTGGGAGGATCATGTGTCTTATTTCTTTGGGTCTTAATTTTTCTGTTAATAGATCTTGGATCATAGATGATGATTATAGTGTTCTGGGGGTCGTTAGTTTCTGATTTTTAGAACATCTTAGACATATCATCTGCCTGAACTTTATCGTTTCGGATCTCGATGAAGCGGGGTAAGAATAAGCTTCTCCCTCCAAATTTGTCCGTGATTGGTTCGTTGTATTGAATGGCTGCAATCTTTCCAATTAAGGAGTCTGCATCTTTGCTAAGATCATGGAGATCCTTGTCGGTAAATCCAGATCCGATCCTAACCTCCAGAGTTCCGCTGACATCTTTACAGATAAATCCCCCGATAAATCCTTCCCTCTTTCCTTCTCCGGGAAACCATCCAGTTATTTCTAAGTCGCAGTCTTGAATTTGTTTTAGCTTAACCCAGTTCTTACTCCTCTTACACTCATAGACGTGATTTTCTGGCTTTAGAATTACCCCTTCACCCCCGTTAGAAATGATTACCCCGTAGATGACATTAACCTCTTCCATTGTGTCTGCTACCCACTGGCGGGCTAGCTTAACGGGTCCCTCCGAGTTGGGGAATAATCCAAATAGAAATTCCAATTCTTTTCTTCTCTTGGAGAATAAGGTAGTTCCTTTTCCAGATTCTAGAACTTCTGCTTTTTCTAGATCAAATACATGGAAGATAAATCCCTTATCGATGTCGTCAGGGGCAGTTCCTTTTAGGATTTGAGTTACTTTTCCAGAAACTGATTTTCGGTTTAAGTCTGTTAGCTCACCATCAAAAAAGACCTCTCCAACTATATTTGCCCCTTGGAGCATCTTAATTAGTTCGGCTTCAATTCCCGAGAGTTTAGACTTATCCAACTCGTTGAAAGCTCTTGTGTAGAATTGGAATCCGTTTCTATCTCCTCTAGCTATTACTCGAACCCCATCATATTTCTCTTCACAATAGATCTTATCCCAGCCTGAAACTTCTTTTTGGTCATCAGAGGCTAGCATTACCGAAGGATCTGGAATTAATTCTTTTCCAACTGCTTTGTTGATCAGCTTAGCCCCAATTCCAATGTTCATCCTCTTAGTAAGGATCTTCATCAGAATGACTCTAAGTCCCATGTCCTCCACTAAATCCTCCTCATTAATATTAGAATTTATCAAAGAATTAGCTCTGGATCTAAGAGAATCGTTAGCGGCAGGAGCTTTTTTAAGGTCCTCTACCAGTTCCTTAAAAGTCTCAAATCCGGGGGATTCAGGAACTTCTAGACTCTGATGTAGATCTAGTTTATGAAGTTTAGTTGTAATGAAAGGATTAAAGCAAACATCTAAGATGTAGAGCATTTCTTCCGATAAATTTTCGGAGATTAACCTTTGTTTTTCTTTTTGTGATCCGTTGCCCGTAAGGGACTCGACTGCTAATAGGACTCTTAGTTCTTGTTTCATGTAGGATGTTATTATCTACATGAATATACGGTCTCAATTATAGAGTGAAGGATCCTCCTTCTGCTTCTCCCTCTTTTCCACCTTCTTTTTTAGCTTTTTCTGCTTCTTTGGCTTCAGCCTCTTTATAGACTTTATTCTTGTCAAACTCGTCCCTAGATAGAGGAAGGAATCTTCTAATCAAGAAATCTTTGTCAAAATAAGGTTTTTCTTCCTCCCCAACTTTCATCTTTATCTCTCCTAAAGAGGTAACAAAGTCAGTTGCTTTAGTTAGGTGGGCTAGATCTAAAAGTTTTGAAAATTGGTTTTCACTATAGTAGTCCAGGCCAAGATTTGCCTTGAAACTTCTATCTTTAGAAAGTTCAGGGAAGTCCAAGCACATCTGGATGTAAAGAGGTTTAACCACTATCTCTTGGAAGATAGACCTAAGTCTAGTTAGAAACTTTTCAAATCTAATTTCGTCTCTTTCGAGCTGATCAATCGAAATTTGATAGTTGGCAGGAGTTGCCCCCCTACCTGCAAACCTCGCGTATGGAATTTTAGAATCCATCTTTAACTTGTTATAGAAATAAATTACATTTTCCATTACGTTAAAGTCCGGCCCATTTGCGTTTAGAACATCAATTTGAGGAGACTGCCCGTCTTTCTCCGGGAAGAGGTAGTTCTTATAGAACTGAATCTTTGGTGTTCCGTTAACTAGAAGCTCCCCTGATGTGTCGTTAATGCTAACTTCTTCCTTATAAGAAGACATCAACTGACCCAGTGTTTGCATTGCTTTCTGTTGGGATTGAGTTCCAACCGGGATAACAAATTTCAATCTATAAGAAGCATTCATTACGTTCCAGATAACTCTGGTGTTCTCCATTACCCTTAGAATGTTGTAAGATCTGATAAGTCTTTCAACGTAGCTAACCCTAGAAATAGAATTTCCCTTAGCATAAGAAATGTAGATGATCTGTTCAGACTTTAACTTTCTAGAAAGTTGAGAGTCTTTAGGATACTGAATCCAAATCTGTTCGAAAGATCCATCAGGGGCTTTTTCCGTATGGGGCTGAAGTGAAGTTGGGTCAAGTTCTTTGAATCCAACTATCTTCTTTCCGTCTGTGGAATAAACAATCTCAAAGGCAAGAAATCCGTCTATTAGGAACTGTTTAAACAACTGCCAAGCTAGGTTGTTCTGCTGGAAGGCATAGAGCATATAGATCGTTTTAAAGTTCTCGTGAACTTTATCGATGATCTTATCCTTTAGGTCTATGTTATTTAGAAGAGGCTGGCAGAAGAAATTCTTATCATCGTAGTTAACTGCTTCGTCTGAAACGGTTTCTAGAATAAAATCAATCTCCCCATTTAATGCAAATTTTCTTAGGAAGTCCCTTTTTCCTAGATAATCTTTATCAAAATAAGCAATGTATTTTCTTATTCTTGTGTCTTGATAGCCAAGAGTCCAATAAAAAGCACTATCGTTGGTGAATCCATTTCCCTCTTCGGAGAACATCTGAGATTCAGTTTGCCCAATAGTCTGAGAATTACGAATGACCATGTCTTCGTATTGCATTCCGAATTTACCAATTCTACTCAGATTTTTGTAGAGCTGGGTAACGAATCTATTCTGTGGGTTTGAATCTAAAAATCCTGCCATTTATCCTTTTTATGCTGGTGGTGCTGCCGGTGCTGGTTCTGCTGCCGGTGCTGCCGGTGCTGCTGGTGCTGCTCCTGCTGCCGGTGCTGCTCCTTCTTTTTTCTTCTCTTCTGCTTTCTTTCTGGCTTCTGCGTTTGCTCTAATATCATCGCTAGTAAGCCCTAGATAATTTTCAACTAGGTATGGAACTGAGAAGAATCCTGCTCCGGTGTCGTCGGTCAGAGCAATCAGTTTGTCGACAGATTCTTTCTTCTTCGTGATAATCTCCATCTCTTGGTTTCTCTTGAATGGGTTATCCGAAACATAGTCAAGACCAAGTTGACTCTTAAACATGTAGTCTTTTTCCAGCTCTGGAAAATCTTTACACATCTGAATCCAAAGGGGCTTAATTAGGACATCCTGGAAAGCAGTTCTAAGCCTGTTGATAAACTTAGCAAATCTAATTTCTTGTTTATCTAAACCCTCTGCTGCATTTGCATATTTTCCCATCGATCCGCCATCTGGACCATTAAATCTAGAATTAGGAACTTTAGATTCGTTGATCAGTTTATCAAAGAAGTATGCTAGAGGTGCAGGGTCATTAAGGTTTGGTCCTACGTTATTCAAGGGTTCGATAGTGGGTGTTCCATTTACTCCGGAAGGCATTAGGTAGTTTTTAAAGAACTGAATCTTCGGTGCCCCATTTACAAATAGTTCTCCACTCTGATCGTTTAGAGAGATGTCTTCTTTATAGATGCTCATCAACTCCCCAAGAGTTTGCATCCCTTTTTGCTGGGAC